AAGATCCTAATGCAACTCCACCACCAACACTGTCTATGAATTTTCTTGCAACTCCAGACATTAGATGGTTACTCCTATAGCTGTATCACCAGAACATAATGCAAGAGATATACCACAATTACTGGGTCTTCCACCAAGACCATCAAAGATGCTTGCTATTGCGTCGATTACGCTTGCGATGCCATCTACGATACCACCGATGAAGTTGCCAGCGGCATCGAATACTTGACCAATTATGTCTGTTATGGTGTTGATAATATCACCAATTGCTTTTGTTATAGAATCAATTACTGATCCAATTGCATCTATTACAGAATTTATTGCATTCATTACTGCGTCTATTGCATCTGATATTACACCAACTACTGCATCTATTGCACCAGCAATTGCATCAATAATACCACAGGCAATATCTGTTATTGTACTAAAGATATCTCCTATAAATCCTGTAATACCACCGATACCCTCTTTTAATCCTGTCAAGAAATCACCACCACTAGAATATGGATTCAATCCATCAGCAACTCCGGGAACTATACCGCCAGCATTGTTTACTACACCGTCTACAGTTCCACCAACAGAACCAACAGAATTATTTACAGAACCAGCAACACCAGAAACATTATTTGTAAGAGTTGCTGTTGAACTTGCTATATTGCTTAACTGTGCAGGATTGTTTCCTGCAACTGCTAATTGTTGTTGTAATTGAGTTAAATTAGATGATGCTCCATTTAACTGACCCTTTGCATTATTAAGAGAATCTAATTGACCATTTAAATCACCAACTGCTCCTGTTAGAACAGATGCTGGTGTTTTACCATTTACAGTCTTTGTCCATGCGCCCATAGAACCGGGAACATATACAAATTGTTTGGTTGGTAATTCAGCGGAACCTGCTGAACTTGCTCTTGATGCACTTGATGCTCTTGGTGCGGATGGTCCATTTAAGTGAATTACACTACCAGTTTGTAACAAAGCACCGGAAGCATTTAATCCCATTACTGCACCAGAAGAAATCTTCATTGCAGCACCGCTTAATAAGTCCACAGATGAACTTGAATTTATTTTTAATGCTCCCTGAGACAATATATCAAAACTAGAATTTGCTGTTAATTTTGCAGATGATGCAGCAAATATGTCTATTGATGAATCTGATGTAATTTTTGTAAAACCAGCAAATGATCCATCAAAAGTACCACTGCTTGATATTGCAATATTTCCATCAGTAAAGATATCAAAATTACCAGTAACCTTAGTCTTTGTTGGACCATTTACTGATAATTCTTCATACTGTTCAATAAAGGTTCTTCTTCCTTGTTCTACTCTTGTATGAGATTCTCCGTGTATTAGTTGATGATGATTTGCACCAACTTCAACACGCATATCGCCCTTTTTGACTAAAGTTTCAGAATAACCATTTGTAATCCATTTGTTGTCAAATTGTCCATCAACACGAATATCTCTATTTCCACCAATTTCATTTACAAGATCTTTACCAACAACAGTATGCATCTTTCCAGTAACTTCTAGGTTATAATCACCATTTACAAAGTGATTATAGTTTCCCTTTTCTTGACGAATATTTACATCGCCGCGATTCATCAATAGATTAACATCACCATCTTCAAGTTTTAATTGGCAGTTACCCTTTTTGATTACTAGATTGACATTTGAATTTCTACCAACTTCAATATCAAAATTTACATTCTTTGATGGTGTGCTTTCTGTATCATCTTTATTGACTACAATCTTTAGTGCTTTATCTATTGTTACATTACAAAAACCATCGACATGGACATAATCATCTCTTAAAACTGAGGTGTATCTATCTCGTACTACCTTTGTAACTCTATCACCATTTGGATGGAATTCTTCGAATGTTCCTGATCTATGAAATACATCAAGTCGTTCTGATCCTGGAGTATCATCTACTTGAATGACATGTCCAGATTCCGATTCAAAGACTTTATTATATGGATAAACATTGTCCGTAGGTTCTCCCTTTACCTTACCATACGGTGTCTCTGGTTCGCTCCATTCGCCTTGTATTTGTGTTGGTGATACCATATATAATCTCTAATTTATTTATTTACCATCCTGACAGCCACAATCTCCACATGCATCATTTCTATTTGGGTTGTTTGGATCTAGTTGGTTATTTTGCTTCTCTGTAATATCAATAGAAGGAATTACATTACCATCTAGTATGATATTACCAAATTGATCGCGTGTTACAGGAATACCGTTTACAGTTACCCTCTCTGTTGGTGAAACTCCTGTAGATCCTGTAGAAATACCAGAACCCGCACCTGCTGCGGAGCCTGCACCCGAACCAACACCGGAACCCGCACCCGCTGCAGAACCCGCGCCCGAGCCAACGCCGGAACCCGCGCCCGAACCGAAGCCTGAACCAGCACCAGAGCCCAAGCCCGAGCCCAAGCCGGAACCCACACCCAACAATGATCTTGCTGCTTCTTGGTTTGCTTTCTTTTGTTCTGCCAAGTCTTTTGGATCTACTAATGTTCCATTTGCTGTTCGTACATAAGAACCAACACCCAACAATGATCTTTCTTCTATATCTGATTGTAGTTTTTGTATATTCGATTGTTTTACTGTCTTATTTGTTTGATCAATAACACTTTGTTTTATTGCACTGGCACCAGATTGAATATTTCCCATACTATCCTTATAGCAAACAGCAGTTGCTGAAACGATAGTTGGTGTAAATATCCTATTACCACCTACAGTTGTTGCCCCTGATGAAAATACGGATTGACCATTTGCATTTGTTGGTTGGTCTTTAAATTGCTTATAGTTTTGTTTTAGTGAAGGTTTTGATGAAGAATCAACACCATTATAACCAACACCAAGACCTTTATTTGTTCCTTTATTTGCACCACTTTCACCAGTGACTCCGGTTGAGAACTTCTCAAAAGGAATATCTGCAACAGGAACTGCTGTCTCTCTTGTACCACCATTCTCTCTTGGTGCATTCTTCACACCAACAGAAGTCTTATCCATTCTATTCTGATCGTTTACACCTAATATGTTTGTATCAGGGGTTCCATCTGCATTATCGCTTGCATCAGCAGCATAATCTGGTCTTGGGTAGGTTGAATTACTTTCTGCTGTTTGCAATTGAGCACCGTGCTTATCACCATTATTGCCTTTTCCATTTGGATATTCTCGCTTATCAAATGCATTATTTGGTGCATTCTTTAATTGAAATGCTGATCTCAAATCTTTAAATGCATTTCCGGGTTCTTCACCTAATTTTTTAATTGTCTTGGCGTTCAATCCTGCGATAGATCCGAGAATCATGGGAATCTGATATGAGCCAGGATCAGTAAAGAAGCCCAGAACCCATGTACCCTCTACCAAACCCACTGGAGTCGATCCTAGACCGCCTAATGCAGCTGAGGTGATCCCCTGAACTGGGGTAGCCCAAGGTAATTCGCTGGTTGGGAGAACATTTCGGTCATCATCATGATAACCAAGTATGCGTACACGAACACGACCTATCTTTAATGGGTCTTTTCTGTCTTCGACTACTCCGAAGAACCATGCAAAACCGTCTTTTCCTAAAAATCCACTCATGTTGTATTATTCCGTAGTACGCCTTCTCTTACTGCTCCAGTCAATTCTGGATAGCATTGTGCTTCTGTACATAATTGATTTACTGCTTGAACTCCACCCAAGTTTTGTACTGTTGTATTTCCCTTAAGGAGATCGGTTAATTTATCTGCTGCATGATCAGCACTATCAGAAAATTCAGAATCTCTTCTAAGGGATAAAGAAGTTCTCAAATTAAATCCTAATGAATCTCCTCTATTCTCTACAGTATGTTTAATTCTTGTTATGAGGAATTTACCAACGAAGAAAGGATCTCTAGCATTTTTTGTATCAATTGAATCGACTTGGGGTCTTCCAAAGAAAACCACATCACCAAGACTGATACCAACATTTCCCTTTATTTCAACATCAATACCAAATTGATCTAGAGCAGCCATAGATGCTATTCTCTGGAGTAACCATTTATCTACATTGTTTGCAGGATTATCTGGGTTTCCGGGTTTCTCTCTTACAGAAAATAGTTTTGTTGCCTTTGGATAATATTTAATTACCGCATCTGGATTATCATAAACTTGATTTATAACACTGTTTGATGGTGCAAATTTTGTATCCACTAATTGTCTATCGTAAAGATGGTTTTGCTTTTCAAACAATTTATCATATCGCATAGTAGTTTTTGCATACTTTTTTCTAGTAATATCAAAAGTTAAGCAGGTGGATGCATACATTCCTTCCTTTATATTATTTAAAGGTGAGAAATCCTTTGCAAGATGCTGTAGTGCTTCAAATGAAACTTTCTTTGTAATTTCACCACTAACTAGATTATTATTTGGCATCATTCTTATTGTTATGCCATCGTCTTCCTTTGTACCGATTACAGGATCTCTTTTCATTAAAGATCCAATACTAGTAAAATGGTGCTTGTGATCTATGTCCTCATAGAACACAAAATTATGGTTTTGTTTGTTATCTTTATTCTTATTTTTATCAGCAGTTGCTTTTCCTGTTGTACCAGAAGAACCAGCATATGCTCTGCTTGTTAACCACATTATTGCTTTCATTGGAGAAAGATTTGGTATTACTACCTTTTGCTTTCCATTTGTTTCTTCATCGATAGAAACATCTAATGATAATTGATTCTTTGCTATTGAGTTTACAATATTACTGATCTTATTCTTATAAGATTTTCTTATCTTCTTGAATTCATTAACTATCATTCCCTTTGAACAGAAATGATATGTAGTTGCTTGTTTAAATATTGCTTGCTCACCAGCAGATTCTAGTGGCACCATTGATACTTTATAGATGTAGTATTTTGCAAAATCTAAAGTTTTATCTCTAGAAACTGTAGTTGTTTTTGTAGAAAGGGAGAAAATTAACTCTTCACCCTTACCAACAATACCACCACGAAAATTCTTTGTAACTCTGCTTGATGGTACATCGATAATTGTTATATCACCAGTAACAAATGGATCATATAAACTTTGATATATGTTAATTGATGTCACGACTTCGGTAATATCAACCGAAGTATCCTCTGACTTTATGATTATACTACCAAGTGTTTCTAGATTTATCATATTAAACTGCCATCAATTTTGCATATTCTTGTTCTATTCTAATTGCTACTTCAGGCGTAGGTAAGTAGATATATCGTTTGTTATCATTTTGTTTTACTTCATATTCATAATTTGTAACAACATTATTATCTACACCAGCCAAATAACCCTGTAAATAACCAGTTAAAGGATCAATATAAACACCGTTGGATTCAAAATGGTGAAGAGAATCCTGTTCATATAGATTTACTCTTGCAATATCACCAATAATAATTTTAGGAGTAGTTCCTGTTTCTACTAACGATATTGCTATGTCACCATAATCAACTACACGATTACCATCCAAATCTGTATTAAAAATATAAACAGTTTGATTAGGTGAGAATGTGCCTTTTATTTGTCTTATCGTTAATTTACTTAGAGAAGCATTCCAACTCACAACTTCTGCTGCTATATTCGGATTATTAATAACAGTTATGAGATCTCCCGGTTTTATATCATAATTTTGAATGCTATCTAATTTAAAAAATATAGAAGAAAGACCTTCATATTTTGTCTTGGTGTAAGCGTCAAAGGAATTTGATGAAAGTGGCCAATCTGTATAAACTCCCTTCATACCATTGATTAGTAGAATTATCCAGGAGTAAGATTGTTTATTGTATAGTCTCAGAGCAATAGATTCTGGTGTATCACCTTCACGGATATAATACTGAATACTATATTGACTATTTTTGTAAATATCAAAACCAGTTAATGTTGCAAGAATATCAGTTACCTGAACACTATTTCCATTATTATCCGTCTGTGTGATGAATGGGTGTTTTGTAAAAAACATATTATGTTATTGCTCCCGGTGTCATTGCTATTGTTTTTGTATTTGAATTAAATATATCAGGTTTTAATGCTGTTTGTGTTAATGATGTGCTTTGTTTTGGTTGAGTATAAACAACACCTTCTGATAACATTCTATAATAAGAGAATGATACCTGCTGCTTTACATAATTACCATCTGCTTCCCATGAGTAATCAATCGAACCAATATTTGTTGGATATGCACCTATAAATTGTGTATTATAAATTTTACTATTGGTTGTATCAATCTGGGTCAAGACTATAAGAGAAGAATTGGTATAATTATTATAATACTCTACACCATTATTAATATCAAAGATGTATTCTTGCCAATTTAAGAAGAATTTTCTTTCTCTAAATCCTTGGCTCATGCGGAAGGTTAGGTTTAATTCATTACCATAATCAATTGAATAAGGTAATCTTAGAACTGGTAAGTTGTTAAGTTTAAAATCTGTTGTGAATAATGTCTGGTTTGGTAAGTTTGCAGACTCACAAACAAATCTAAAGCCATTCCTATCGGCTAGATCTGATAGTGTGTTATTTGGTATTTGGGGTGGAAAGACTGTTACAAAGAATCTATTTGTTCTATAATAGATACCAGCATCTACTAGAAAGTTAGCAAGTTCTGTTACACCGTTACCTGTAATGGGATTAAACGATGCTATAGCGTCAGAGATACCAAAAGATCCGGCAGATGGTCTATCTTTTAACCCCAATTGATTTAGTATTTGTTGCGCTGGTCCAAATTGAGTCATTTATCGGTTCCTAGAGTTTTTTCCGTTATTATTTTAAATTCCCAGTTCTGTTTTTTAGCAAATTCTGTAGCAGCATTCCACTTTGAATTATTTATTATCCAAGTTTTACTTTCTTTCAAAAATGTCCTTTGCTTCTTATTGTTGGACTCTTGTGGCTGCACACATTGTCTAGAAGGTTTAATCTCCACAAGATAAACCTTAGTATCACCAGTCTTTTCCTTCACCTCTATGACAAAATCTACATAATATCGATGAACTCTGTTATCTAGTGGTGAAACATATGGAATTGCTAGTTCCTCTGATGACCACTTTAATATATTGTCATTTCTGTCACAAAAAACCATAAACCGTCGTTCCAACAAAGAACGATAGACTATATTGTTGGGGTTCCCAACATACTTTTCCGGTTTTTCAGGTCTATATTTTCCTTTATATGGCATATAAATAAAAAAGAACAGTTCTATCCTATTTATCTAGAAAAATGGCAGAAATACAACAACAAAACATAGCAAACTATTCCGATTTAGCAGGTTCTGGTGCATTACCCGTTCTTACAAGTGCCCCGGCAAATTATCAAACTATTACCGGAAACACCGTAACTGTTGCAGATCAACAGAGAGCACTTGCTAATATTAATCAAAAAAACAATGTTGAAAATAAATTCAAGGCATTGAATCAGGGATTACCAAGTATAAAAAATACAACCGAACAGTTATCCTTTACAAGAGAGACTGCAAAATTAAGGGACTGTATGGTAATCACTTTGTATTCCCCTTCCAGTAATCAAAACCCCAGTCTTGTTAATTCACAAGCACCACTTTCACAACTTATTGGAACCGCTGTTCCTACTATTACTAAAGGTGTTGAGGGAGTTTCAAATGCGGCGAGTTCTGGTGTCAGTACTCTCACTTCATATGCAGATAGCATTGCAAAAGAGTATGGATCGGTAAAACAACAAGAGCTTTATAATCAATTAAAATCTGGTGTACAAGATACCTTTAATGACTTGAAGACAACTGGACAAATAGAAGAATTAAATAGAACTTTTTATACAGAAGGAACCGGATCCAATAAATCTAAGACTATATTCCTACCACTTCCAAAACAAATTAATGACATACACAGTCACAATATTGATGCGTTTTCAAATAATCCAATAATACCAATTGCAGGTGTTGTGAGTGGACTATTGGATTCAATAGTAGGCGGCGGTGGTCAAAATACAAGCGGCGGTAGTCGTAAAATTTCAATGCCAGGAGTTGGTACTTATATTGCAAACAACCTCCAATTAGCAGCCAGAAAATCATTCAATCCAGCAGTTGAAACTCTATATCGTTCTCCAACTCCAAGAAATTGGCAATGGAACATCGAATATAGTCCAACAAGCAAAGATGATGCGGATGCTTTTATTCAAATAGTAGAAGCATTGAAGCAACATTCATACCCAACCCAAGATTTTGCTGGTGTGTTATATACCTTCCCAGGAACAGTTGATTTTGCATTTAGGATCAATGGAGAAGTATCACCAGTTCTTCCTAGAAGTTTACAAAAGTGTTTCATCAAAGGTGTACAATTAGATTATACACAACAAGGATTCTACGCACATTTTAAAGATGGTAATCCAGTAACAATAGTTCTAACATTGGATATTGTTGAGTCGAGACTACTCGATAGAACTGATTTAGACCCATCTATTAAGCCATCATTTATAAAGCAACAGAATCAAAATTCTGCAGATTATGCTGCTGGATTAGCAAATGGTGATATTTCGTTAGAAGAGTATGAGAGATTACAATATGGTCAACAATGAAGGAGTAAATAATGATTGATTTAAAGAATTTAGTATCGTTACCGACTTATACAACCACAATACCATCAACGGGTAAAAAGGTTTCTTTTAGACCATTTGTGGTCAAGGAAGAAAAAGTCCTGCTTATAGCATTAGAATCCAAAAATAATGAACAAATAACAAATGCATTAAAAACAGTATTTGAATCATGTTTTAATGAAAAAATAAATGTAGATGAAATGTCATATTTTGATATTGAATATCTATTTATCCAATTAAGAATGAAATCAATGGGTGAAATTGTAGAAATAATAGTGAAAGACCCAACAACTAATGAAAAGTTTGAAACAGAGATGAAATTAGAAAATATTAAAGTTTTAAATTTAACAAAAAATAAAAAAAACTTTGATATTAAATTAAATGATAAATTTGGGGTAATTATGAAATACCCAAGAATAGTAGAATTTGCTGAATTTGGAAATACTGATAAAAACAAAATAGAAATAATGTTTGAATTGATGGCATTATGTATAGATAAAATTTATACACCAGAACAAGTAATTGAAGCAAAAGATAAAACAAAAGAAGAATTGAAGGATTTTTTAGAAAATTTACCAAAAGAAATGTTTTTAAAAATAGCAGAATTTTTTGATATTTTACCACAAATTGTATACAAAGATGAATTTATAAGTCCAACAACTGGAAACAAAATACCAATATTAATAAATGATTTTAAAACTTTTTTTGTCTAATGCTCTCGGTTGAAACTTTGAAGATAATGTATGAAACTAATTACGCATTGATCGAGAGCAAAATATTTAATATAAATGAATTAGAAATTATGTTACCTTGGGAAAGAAGAGTTTACATTGGATTACATATAAAGAATATCCAAGAACAAAAAGATAGAATAGAGCAATCCAGAAAAAAAAGTAAAATAAGAGGATAATTCATGCCACTAGAAGATAAAGAAAAAATTTTAATAGACATTAGTAAAAAGGTAGATGGTGTATTTAAAACCATTAATTCTTTATTTTCTATAACAGAAAAACAAAATAAAATAACATCAGATCAAGTTGCAAAACAAGAAAAAATAGAAATAACAGAAAAACAAAATAAAATAACATCAGATCAAGTTGCAAAACAAGAAGAAATAGAATCAGAATCAAAACAAATTGAAGATGAAGATGAAAAATATAAAATAAAAACAACAAAACTGTTAGAAGAAATTAGAGATAAAGAATTTACAATATCAGGTGGCGCAGGTGGTGGAATATTGGGTTCATTACTTGGTGGATTTTTACCCGGTTTAATAGGATTAGGTGCTTCAATTGCTGGATTAGTTTCTGCTATTAAGGGGTTTAAAGAATGGTGGGAAAGCGGAAAAATAAATCCATTTGCAGATTCAAAACCGGCTGCACGAGAAATAGTACCACCAGTTGCAACTGCTACTGCTACAACTTTTGCTGCAACGATGAAGACTGGACAAGTTGAAAGTGTAAAACAAGCAAAAACTCAAATCGGTAAAGCGATTACTGGAAATTCTACAAAAACAAATTTAGAAGTGAAGGTTTTGGATGCCGAAAAGGGATTGGTAGAAATAAAACCAGTTGCCGAAAAAATACCTGTAGGTGAACGAGTAAGTGCCGGTGTAAAAGGAACAGGAAATGCTATAGGATTTTCTGCAAAGAGTTTAAAATCTGCAGGAAGAACAGGACTTGCAACTGGTGCTATTAGCGGTGTAACATCATTTTTTGCAAATGATGATGTACCATTTTTTGAAAGATTAAAAGAAGCAGGAATAGATTTTACTAAAGGTGCTGCTCTGGGCACAGCAATTGATGTAGGATTGACTGGTCTATCGGGAACAGCCGCTGCAATGGGTGCTTCCAGATTAGCAACTCTAATACCAATTGCTGGTCAATTATATGGTCTATATGAATTAACAAAAACAGCATATAATGCAGGAACTATTGGTCAAGAAATTGCAGAAGGTGGCATGTTAACAAAGCTTCAAAATAAACTTGATGCAGATAAAGAAAAAGCAAATAAATTATTAGAACTTTCTAAATTTCAAGAAAATTCTGGTGCTAAAGAAGAATCCGCAAGAACTGCTCAACAAGCAGCAAATATCTTGGAACAATCTAGTATTGAATTTGCACAATTTCACAATATAGTATCCACAAATCAAAAGTTAAATCAAATTGTGGATATGAATAAAGCATTTGGTCTTGGTAGAAAATACAGCATAGAAGATGTAAATAGTTTATCAATCTTTATGCAACAAGCAAAAGGTGCATCAGATAAAGAAAAACTTGAATATTTAATGAAAGATTCTGTATATGGACCAAAGGTTTCTGAGATTGTTGGTAATGTTGGAATGTCTAAAACTTTAGAATTATTAAAACAAGCACCAACAATATTAGAAGATTATAATACCAATAGTTGGAGAAATCCAAGTGAATATTGGGCAAAACATGAAAAAGAGATAAAAGAAGAAATTCAAAAGCAAAAAAGTATTCTTGATGCAAAACGCGAGAAGTATGATATGGATTCACCATTGAAATACGGAAATCGAAACTTTGCAAACGAAGGAATCATCGAAGGAACAAGGCGCGGTTCTAGAATCATTGCAGGTGAGAACTATACATCAGAAGCAGTTGTATCAACCAAACCAAACACAGTCACAGAGACAATTGGTAAAAACTTATATAATATCATTAAGCAGAGTGCAAACTCAGATATAAGTTCTACTCAACGACAGTCAACAATCATAACAGATGCTCTTAAGAATACCATTCAATCATATTATGATATGACAAAGATTTCACCATTGAATGCTCAAGGTGGTCAAACTATTGTAAATAACTTTGTTGGTGGTATGGGAGCAGGAAACATGCCAGAGACAAATGCACAGTTCAATAGTGGTGGGTTAACTGTAACAAATACAGAAACCGTACTACAAAAAGTATACATGGACGCATACAAAGCAGCACTATTATAAAAAGAAAAGAGCCAGATTTCTCTGGCTCTCTTCCACACCGCTTTCACATTTTACTCACTCGTCATCATTAGTAAGCTTCTCGAAGTAGGACATTGCATCCTCTTCCTCAACCTCCTCAACAACCTTCTTCTCAGCCATCTTGGCTGGCTTAGAAGTCTTGGGGGTCGAATACTTCAGTTCAGTCTCTGGTTCAAAATCATCATCTGACATCTCCTCAGCCTTGCGCTTACCCTCTGGAGTAGACTTGAGGACACTATCCAACTTCTTGGACAGTTCATCATAAGACTTGAAGTTATCTGCCTTGAGGAACTCCTGCAACTTGTGCTGCTTCGCCCAGACACCTTCCAGTTGCTTATCATCACCACCGAGAAGAGGAGCAGGAACATCAAACTCGCTCTTGTCGTAGTTAACATAACCAGCAACCTTACGAATCTTCAACTTGAAGTCTGCACCCTTCCAATAATCAAAGACATTGGTTGGAGTCTCATCAGCAAACTCAGGCTGCAACTTCTCCATGATCTTGTCAAAGATCTTCTTACCAAACTTGAAAAGGAACACCTTTCCATCGTTTGAAGGATTCTTTGGATCCGAAACGACCATGATGTTTGCAATATAAGACAACTTACGCTTACGATCACGGGCTACGGTCTTGTCATCCTCAATACCGGAATTCCAAAGTTCACTGTTTGCTTCACAAACAGGGCACTTACCACCGATAGTGGTCGGGCAGTTCTCAATAAACCAACCACCCTTG